GCGCGCGTTCGGCACCTTGCAGCACATCGTCAGCGGCAGCGCTGCCGGGTTTGACAGCGCGCCCGAACTGAAACTGATCGATCTGGTCCACGCCTTGCGGTCCGGCCATCGGCAGGGGGCCAGCTGGGTGATGAATTCGGCCACGCTGGCGGTGGTGCGCAAGCTGAAGGATGCCGACGGGTCGTTCCTGTGGCAGCCCGGCCTGTCGGAAGCGCAGCCGAACCGCCTGCTCGGCTATCCGGTGGTCGAGGCGGAGGACATGCCCGATATTGCCGCCGGGACCTTGCCGATTGCCTTTGGCAACTTCCAGGCGGGTTATCTGATTGCCGAACGCACCGCCACGCGCATCTTGCGTGATCCCTATACCAACAAGCCCTTCGTCCACTTCTACGCCACCAAGCGCATCGGCGGGCAAGTGCTGGACAGTGACGCGATCAAGGTTCTGCGCATCGCCGCCTGAGCCTGAACCGGCCCAATTGAACCGGCGGGTTCCCCCCTGACCCGCCGGTTCCGCGCCCGCGCCGCCCCTCCCGCCCCCGGCGCGGGCGCACCTTTTTCCTGACCATCCCGAAATGGAGACCGCCATGACGCGGACCCTGATTACGCCCGCCGTGCTGCCACCTGCCGCGCTGGCTGAACTGAAGGACTGGCTGGGCATTACCACCCCGCTGGACGACGCCCCGCTGACCGCGCTGCTCCACGCCGCGCTCGATCTGTGCGAGGCGTTTACCGGCGTGGTGCCGCTGGCCTGCACGGCGGAGGAAGTGCTGGCCATCACCGGCGGCTGGCAGCGACTGACCGCCCATCCGGTGCAGGCGATCACCGGTGTGGAGGGCATTCCCGCCGATGCGCCGCGCTTCACCCTGGCCAGCAGCGCCTATGCCATCGATCTTGACGCCGATGGCGGCGGGCTGGTGCGGATCATGGCGCAAGGTGCGGCGGGCCGCATGGCAGTGCGCTATAGCGCCGGGCTGGCACCGGACTGGACCAGCCTGCCCCATGCCTTGCGCCACGGCGTCATCCGGCTGGCCGCACACCAGCACCGCGCGCGCGAAGACGAAAGCGCAGCGCCCTTGCCGCCCGCAGCCGTCGCCGCGTTGTGGCGGCCATGGCGGCGGATGCGCCTGACATGATGGCGGCAGACACCCGCACGTCCTTCGCCGCGCTGGCCGCCCGCCTGACGGCCAAAGCCGCCGCCCTCGCCGCCGCCCGCAGCGAAACCGCAGCGCTCACCCGGCGCGGTGATCCGGCGCGCTGGCGCAAAGCGCGCCTGCTCTGGCCGCTGTTTACCGGAGAATAGCCCATGGAAATCCCGCTTCGCGCCGCGCTGATCGCCTGGCTGGTCAGCGATCCCGTGCTTTCCGCCCAGATCAACGCCGTGGTGGAAGAAGCCCCCAGCCGCGCCAGTCTGCCGTGGCTGGCGCTGATGGCCAGCGCCAGTGCCGACTGGAGCACCAAGTCCGGACCGGGCCGCGAAGTGCGCGTGGCGCTGGAACTCCATTGCCGGGGTGATGCGCCAGACACTGCCGCCGCGCTGGTGGCCGCGATCGAAAGCCGCATCGCGGCGCTGCCAGCAGCACAGAGCGGCTGGCACATCGCCTCGATCCAGTTCCTGCGCGCCCGCGCTGAACAGCGCGCGGCCAATACCCGCGCGGTGCTGCTGGAATACCGTTTCCGCCTGCTGGCGGACTGATCCCCGAACCCTTGGAGAATGACCATGACCGCACAGAAAGGCAGCGCCTTCCTGCTCAAGATTGCCGATGGCACTGTGCCGCCGGTTTACCGTACCGTCGCCGGGCTGCGCACCACGCAGATGACGATCACCGGCGATACCGTTGTCATCACCCACAAGGCCAGCGGCGGCTGGCGCGAGCTATTGTCCGGCGCGGGCGCGCGTTCGGTTTCGGTCAGCGCGGCGGGGATTTTCCTGGGCAGCGCTGCCGAAGCGCAAGTCCGCGCCAATGCCATGGCGGGGACGCTTGACGCCTATGAGCTGAGCTTTGAGGATGGCGAGAAGCTGCACGGGCAGTTCCTGATTCAGCGGCTGGATTATGCCGGCGATTTCAACGGCGAGCGGACTTATACACTCCAGCTGGAAAGCTCCGGCGCGGTGGTGCCTGCATGAGCGCGCCTGCAAATCCGCATCGCGGCGAGGCCAGCTTGGCCATTGCCGGTGAACCCCGCGTGCTGCGCCCCAGCTTTGCCGCGCTGGTCGCCGCCGAAGAGGAACTCGGCCCGCTGTTCGCGCTGGTGGAACGCGCCAGCAGCGGCGAGCTGAAACTGGCCGAACTGACCGCGCTGTTCTGGCACTGCCTGGCCGATCAGCAAGGTCTGACCCGCGAGAGCGTGGGCCGCGCCGTGGTGGAAGCAGGGCTGGCGGCAGCGGCCCGGCCGCTGCGCGTGCTGCTGGGCCAGATCCTGCAAGGCAGCGGATGAGCGGGGCGTCTTTCGGACCCGGTGCACGGCGGTTGGCCGGGCTGGCCGGGCGCAGGCTGGGCTGGCGCGCGGGCGAATTCTGGGCAGCCACCCCCGCCGAACTCGCCGCAATCCTTGCCCCTGACGACGCGCCGCTGACCAACCCGCTTGGCCGCGCTGACCTTGACCGGCTGATGGAGCAGAACGATGAGTGATCCGGTAGATACCCTTCTGATCGATGTCCGCGCCAGCACCCAGGGCTTTGCGCAAGACGTGGCGCAGATGCGCAGCACCTTCGATGGCACGCTGGTCGATGGCTTTTCCCGCGCGGGCGATGTGCTGGAACGCGGCCTGCTCGGCGCGATCCGGCGCGGCAGTCTGGGCTTTGACGATCTGCGCCGCGTCGCGCTCTCTGTCATCGGAGACATTGCCGCGCAGGCGGTGGGCGGGCTGTTTGCCGGTCAGAACGGCGGCAGTGGCGCGGGAAACGTTGTGCTGGGGCTGGGCAATCTGGTTGGTTCGATCCTCGGCCTGCCGGGCCGCGCCACCGGCGGGTCGGTATCTCCGGGGCGCGGCTATCTGGTGGGGGAGCGCGGCCCGGAACTGTTCGTGCCGACCAGCGCCGGACAGATCTTGCCCCACGCCGCACCCGCCAGCGGCGGCTCCCGCGAGGTGCGTGTGTCGATCCAGGTCAACGCGCCGCGCGGCAGCGACGCTCCGCAGACGCTGCAACGCTCCAGCCGCCAGATTGCCAGCGCCGTGCGCCGGGCACTGGTGCAATATTGATACCGCAAGGACAGGAAGGAACCCGCCATGGCTTTCTGGCTTGCCGCTGCCCATGAAGGGCAGGATACCGACTGGATTCAGCGGTTTGATCCGCGCTTCTGGACGGTCGATTTTCCCCGCCCGATGATGGCCGCCGTCACCACCCCGGCGCCCGATGCCTTGCGGGTGGACGCCACCTTCCTGCGCGCGGGTGATCTGGCCGGGCTGATCTGGGCGAGCGAGGACACGCTCGATCACCCGCTGCTCGCCTACCGGACAGACCGGGACTATGCCCGCACCACGCTGTCATTCCGCTGGCGTTCGGCTGGGGTGTTGCCGCTCGATGCGGTCAACGGCCCGACCCTGACCATCGAAGGCCGCGACGCGGCGGGCCAGCCGCGCGCGTGGTATGTCCGCCTGTGGAACTACGCCGTGGGCACGCCCGAGGATGCGCTGGTCACCCTGCCGTTTTCGGCGCTGGCGGGCGGCTTCCTCCACCCGGCAGAGGCCGATCCGGTCCACCCCGCCGCGATCGACCGCCTGTTCCTGTCGGTGGTCGCCCCCGGCTATGTCTCCGGCAGCACCGCTGCCCTGCCCATTCCGGCAGAAGGCTGGATCGAACTGACCGGGATGCGCTGCACCGGCCACCGGGCCATGCTGGAGATCGGCGACGCGGCGGTGCCGCCGCACGGGCTGGCCATTGCCACCGCCTATGACGATTGCGGCACCCAGACCCCGGCCCGGATGCTGCGCGCCATACGCCAGCTCGGCTATCGTGGCAGCGTGCTGCACTATGCCGGGATGAGCCACTTCATGCGGCTGGGGCCGGACGGACTGGTCAAAACAGACAGCGATCCGCTGTGCGCCCCGGCGCGGGCGTGGCACGCGGCGTTCTTTGCCGGATGCAAGGCGCTCGGGTTCTCGCCGATCACCTCGCTATCCTATGAACTGCTGGCGCAGCACTGCCCGGACAGCTGGCAGCAGCGCGCCGCCAATGGCGATCCGGCGCGCACCGGATGGCAGCCGCCTTCGGCGCTGCTCTCGCCCGCCAGTGGACCGGCGATGGCCTGGCTGCAAGCGGCAGGCGCGGCCTTTGCCGCACTGATGCGCGATGCCGGGGTGCCGGTGCGCTTTCAGGTGGGCGAGCCGTGGTGGTGGATCATGCCCGATGGCCGCCCCTGCCTTTATGATGATGCCGCCAGAGCCGCGCTGGGTGGCAGTCCGGTGCCGATTGCCGACATGCGCAGCCCGCTGACCCCGGCGCAGACCGCGCTGCTCGATGCTGCCGGGGCGCTGCTGGCCAGTTCCACCGCCGCGCTGGTGCAGGCCGTGCGCACCGCCGCCGCGCCCGCCCCGGTGGAAGCGCTGCTGCTGGTCTTCACCCCCACCGTGCTCGATCCGGCGATGCCCGAAGCGCACCGCGCCAATCTGCCGCCGGGCTGGGCCACGCCCGCGTTCGACCGCTTGCAGGTAGAGGATTACGACTGGCTGACCGCTGGCCACTCCGCCCGCCGCCGTGAGGCCTATGCCTGGATCAATCAGCAGCTTGGCTATCCGCCAGCCGCGCAGGACTATCTCGCCGGGTTTGTCCTGACCCCCGGCCAGCGCGAACTGTGGCGGCAGATCGACGCCGGGATCGACGAAGCACTGGCTAGACAGGCGCACGAGGTTTTCGTCTGGGCCTTGCCGCAAATTGGCCGTGACGGCTTCGTCCGGCTGCCCCGCGTAGAACAGGAGGACGCGATGATCGCGTTTGATGATGTCGCTTATCCGCTGGCACTGGGGCGCGATGCCTCGGTCACGGCGGAATTTTCCACCAGTGTCACCGTGACCGCATCGGGGTTTGAGCGGCGCAACAGCCTGTGGTCCGATGCCCGGCTGCATTTCGATATTGGCCCCGGCCTGCGTTCGGAAGCCGAACTGGGCACGCTGATCGCCTTCTTCCGCGCCCGGCGCGGCGCGGCGCGCGGGTTCCGCTTGCGCGATCCATCCGATTTCAGCTCGCACGCGATGGTCGGCACGCCCACCGCCAGCGATCAGGTACTGGGCATCGGCGACGGGGTGACGGCCAGCTTTGCCCTGGTCAAGCGCTATGGCGAGGGCGATGCGGGCGCGCAGCTGCGCCGAATCACGCGGCCATTGGGCGATACCCTGCTGGTCAGCCTGGACCACGCACCGGTCAGCACCGGCTGGACGCTCGATCCCGGCGGACTGGTCCGCTTCAGCGCGCCGCCCGCCAGCGGCGTCACCGTGCGCGCGGGCTTTCTGTTCGATGTGCCGGTGCGCTTTGCCGAAGACCGGCTGGACATTTCCGGCGCGGCCTTTGCCGCAGGCGACGCGCCTTCGGTGCCGGTCATCGAAGTGCGGGAAGCGCCATGACCCGGCGCTGGTTTGCTGCCGAGCTGGAAACCGCCGCAACCTTCTGGCGTATCCTGCGGCGCGACGGGGTGACGCTGGGTTTCGTCACGCATGACCGCAATCTGTGGTTCGATGGCGTACTGCACCGCGCCGCGCCCGGTCTGGTGCCATCGGCCATCCGCCGCTCTGCCGGGTTCGAGCCGGACAGCGCCGACGTGCAGGGCGCGCTTAGCCATGAGGCGATTCGCAGCGATGATCTGGCCGCCGGGCGGTTTGACGGGGCGCGCGTGCTGGTCGGTCTGGTTGATTGGGAAAGTCTGGAGCGCCATGTGGTCTATCGCGGCGTGATCGGCACGGTGTCCGAAGAGGCGGGGCAGTTCACTGCCGAACTGCAATCGCGCAAGGCAGAACTGCAACACGACATGATCCCGCGCACCAGCCCGACCTGCCGCGCGGCATTCTGCGGCCCCGGCTGCGGACTGAGCGCCGCGAAGTTCAGCCATGAAGCGGTGCTGCTGGCGCATGATCCCGCCGCCAATAGCGTAACCTTTGCCGCGGGCGTTGCCGCCGCCGAACTGGCTGGCGGACACGTGCGCTGGTTTGACGGGGCCTATGCGGGCCTGACCATGAGCGTGATTGCGGTGGACGGAAATTCCCTCACGCTCGGCACGCCACTTGACCACGCCTTGCCACCGGGCCTGCGTGCTGAACTGCGTGAAGGCTGCGATCACACGCTGGATATGTGCGCGGCGCGCTTCGCCAATGCCGCCGCGTTTCAGGGCGAACCCTTCCTGCCGGGCAACGATGCCGTCGCCCGCTATGCGCCGCCACCGGGATGAGCGGCGAAACCCTTGCCGCCGCTGCCGAAACACTCACCGGCTGCCGCTTTCGCCTGCATGGGCGCGATCCGGCTAGTGGGCTGGATTGCATCGGCGTACTGGCCGCCGCGCTGGCACGGATCGGACGGCCCGCGCCGCTGCCCAACGGCTATGCCATGCGCATTGCCAGCGCCGCCCGCTTCACCGACGCGGCAGAACGCTGCGGCCTTGCCACCGCCATGCTGCCCTTCGCGCCCGGCGACGTCGTGATGTTCCAGGTCGGCCCGAACCAGTTCCATCTGGCCATCGCTGCGCGGTGCGGCGGCTTCGTCCACGCCCATGCCGGACTGCGCCGTGTTGTTCTGACCTCGCCACCGGCTGAGTGGCGTGTGGCCGGGCACTGGCGGCTATCTGCCTGAAACCAAGGAAAATCCTCATGGCAACATTGCTGTTCACCGCGCTGGGCACCGCCCTGGGCGGGCCGCTGGGCGGTGCCATCGGCGCGATGATAGGCCAGCGTGTCGACAGCGCCATCATCGGCAGCCCGACGCGCGAAGGCCCGCGCCTTAAGGAGCTGGGCGTCTCCACCTCCAGCTATGGTGCCGCCCTGCCGCGCCATCATGGCCGGATGCGCGTACCCGGCACGATCATCTGGTCCACCGATCTAATCGAGCACCGCGAAAAGCAGGGTGGCGGCAAGGGCAAACCCTCGGTCACGGCCTATAGCTATACGGTGTCGTTCGCGGTGGCGCTCGCCAGTCGGCCGATCAGCGCGGTGGCGCGCATCTGGGCCGACGGCACGCTGCTGCGCGGCGCGGCGGGCGATCTCAAGACCGGCGGCAGCTTCCGCCTGCACACCGGCGAGGGCGACCAGTCGCCCGATCCGCTGATCGCCGCCGCCGAAGGCGCAGACCGCACGCCTGCGTTCCGGGGGCTGGCCTATGCGGTATTCGAGGATCTGGACCTGTCCGATTTCGGTAACCGCATCCCGGCGCTGACGTTTGAAGTGATCGCCGATGACACCCCCGGCCTGGCGCTGGACGGGCTGACCGCTGGCCTGATCGATCAAGCCGACGCCCGCGTGGCTCTGCCGGGGCTGGCCGGGATCAGTATCGAAGGTCCGCTGGGCGATGTGCTGTCGCTGCTCGATCCACTCTGGCCGATGGACTGCGATGCCTGCGGCGATTCGCTGATCATCGCGCGCGAGCGCCTGCAAAGCGGCGCGATGGCGCTGACTGAAGCGGCAGTTGCGCAAGGCGAAGGCGATTTCGGCAGCGCCACCGGATTTCGCCGCAGCCGCACGCCGCCCCCTGTCGCCGCGCCGGGTTTGTTGCGCTATTACGACGTGGACCGCGATTACCAGCCCGGCTTGCAACGCGCGCCAGGCCGCCCGCCTTCCGGCCAACCCGCCGCGCTCGAACTGCCCGCAGCCATGGCGGCAGGCGATGCGCAGCGCCTGATCGGTACAGCGGCCCGCCGCACCCGTTGGGCGCGCGAATCGCTGGCCTGGCGAACGTGCGAACTGGACCCGGCCATCGCGCCCGGCGCGGTGGTGACCGTGCCCGGCCAGCCCGGAAACTGGCGGGTTACCGAATGGGAATGGCGGCAAAGCGGCGTCGAACTGACGCTGATCCGCGCGGCGCCAGAGATCGCCGCGCCCGGCGATCCGGCCAGCGAGGCCGGACGGGCCAACCTGGCCCCGGATGTCACCGCAGCCGCCACCGTGCTGGCCGCATTCGAACTGCCGTCGGACGGAATGGGCGCGGCTGATACTGTGAACCTTTTCGCCGCCGCCTCCTCGGCCAGTCCCGGCTGGAGCGGCGCGGCGCTCTATGTTGATCGCGGCGATGGCGATCTGCTGCCGCTGGGCAGCAGCGGACGCACGCGCTGCCTGATCGGACAGGCCGTGACCGCGCTGCCGCCCGCATCGCCGCTGCTGTTTGACCGGACGTCTGCGTTTGATGTCGAACTCGTCGATCCGGATATCGCACTGGACGCCGCCACCCCGGCACAGCTCGCCATGGGCGCGAATCGCGCGCTGGTGGGTGAGGAGATCATCCAGTTCGGCCAAGCCGAATCGCTTGGCGGCGGACGCTGGCGACTCCGGCACCTGCTGCGCGGGCGCGGCGGCAGCGAAAGCCGTTTGGCAGGTCATATGGCTGGCGAGGTCTTTGTCCTGCTGGACGGCGGCCCGGTAGCCATCGACGCGGCCCCCATTGCCGGGTTCCCGTCGGCCACCATCGCCGCCATCGGGCGCGGCGATCCATCGGCGGTCACAGCGCCGATTGCCTGCCGGGGCAGCAGCCTGCGCCCGCTATCCCCGGTTCACCCCCGCCATACCGCGCACGCTGATGGCAGTCTGACACTCATCTGGACCAGACGCGCGCGGGGCAGCTGG